CTATAAAAGCTGCTCGATTTCTCCCTCAAGCTCGACAGGCGCGGTCGTCGGCGCAAAGCGCGCCGTCACCTTCCCCGAACGATCGATCAGGAACTTGGTGAAATTCCATTTGATCGCTTCCGTCCCGAGCACGCCTTTTTGCTCGCCCTTGAGAAAACCGTAAAGCGGATGCGCGGCCGCACCATTGACATCGATCTTGGCGAACATCGGGAAGGTCACATCATAGGTCGCCTGGCAGAATTTTGCGATCTCCGCGGCATCGCCCGGCTCCTGCGAGCCGAATTGATTGCACGGAAAGCCGAGAACCGCGAAACCGCGCGGGCCATATTTGCGATAGAGCGCTTCGAGGCCAGTATATTGCGACGTGAAGCCGCATTTGCTCGCCACGTTCACGATCAGCAGGACCTGGCCGGAGAAACCCGCAAGCGATTTATCCTGTCCGTCCAGTGCCTTGGCCGAAAAATCGTAGATCGTGCCCATTTTCCGCTCCCCGCCACCACTCAGTAAAGCCGAACCCGTTTACTGCGCAAGCATGACATCGGAAGGACCTGTGACGCGCGACAGGCGAACACCAACAAATATATGATTTCAAAAGAAATCTTCAACCGGAAGACGCATCGTCCGGCTTCCGGGCCGGTCTTTGTCCGACGTCGGCTACCGCCTCGCAGGACTAGCCCGAACTCTGCTCCGACCGCACCTTGTTCAGTTCGCTGGTGAGAAAATCGACTTTGCTTTCAAGCTGCGCGATTTCGCCCCGCAATTCCCGGATGGTTCTCTCGTAATGTTCGAGAAGAACCCGGATACGGTCGTCGACCACGGCCGTCAGGGTCGGCTGGCGGCTGATCATCGCGGCTGCGATCGTCGCCGCCGCGCCGATCAAGGCGCCGACGACGCCGGCGCTGAGCGTTATCCAAACCGAGTTCGACACGGCTCATTCCTTTCGCCCACAGATGATCTTGACGAGCCGCCCTTCTGCGCGATCGCCCGGCATCCCGGCGATGACGGATTCCGACGCCATGGCGCAAGCGATCGCTTCGACCTTCACGCGGATGACGTCATCCGCAGATTGTTCCGTGCAGCCGTCGGCTGAGACACTCAAAGCGCAAATGAGAATCATGGCCTCGATCAAGGCTCGTCCTTTCCGATAATGTTCGAGAAATTGTGGGGTTGTCGTTTGCAGATCAGCGCTTGCAGGCGATGCGGATCGTTACGCGATGCCAGGCGCCGCCGATCGGATATTCGCCGCGCACCTGCGGCAGGCGACAGGCGGCCTGCTCGACACGGATCTCTTTTTCGATAAAGGGCGCGGGTGCGCCGAGCGCGGAGACGATGATCCAGGCCGCGATCATTGCACGACACCCGTGCCGGTTACCGTGCCGCCGAGCGAGGCGCAGACGATCGACGACGACACATAGAGCTTGCCATCGGTACCTTGCACCGATTGGCCGGCTGAAATCGCCGCTTCGACTTGCTGCGCGACAAGCGCAGCGTCGGCGACCGAACAGACGAAAGCCGAGGCACCGGCCTTCAAAGTGGCGACGGCCTGCACGGTCTTTGGATTGGTCAGAAAATCCTCGACCTTTTCAACCTCCGCGCAGCCGCCGAGTCCGAGTGCCGCGCTCGCAATCAATACGGACGCCAACGTGTTTCTTTTCATGAGAAGCTCCTAATATTTGAATGATCCATCGGGATTGAGCTGGTGGCGCGGATCATCCGCCCATTGCTTGGTCACAAAGCCGCCCGCGCCGCCTGCGACCGGGATCAGCGGTTGCGAGCCGATCTTGTTCAGCTCGCCGAAAACATAAGGAAGAAGCGTGGACACGATGCCGGTGATCGGTTCGCCCAACCCGAGGTCGGCGGCGATGACGACCGCCTCCTCGATCGCGATCTCGGCTTCGCTCGCATAGCTCTTGGCTTTGATCGCTGTGGACAGCTTTGCGAAAAATGCCGCGAGCGATCCGCTTGCGGCCTCGAACTGGCCAGCGGTCACGGTCGTTCCGGCGAGCGTAAGTTTTGTCGTCGGCGGAACGAGTCTTCCCGCGACCTCGACAACCAATGTGATGATGTCGGAGAGGAGATTCATTCCCCGACGCCTTTCAGAAAGCCTGCGACGAGGCCCGTGGCTGCGCCGAGCAAAGCTGTGAGCGCATTCGCGGTCACGGGATCTGCGAAGAAAGCGCCAAGCGCCGGTTTGCCGAGCGCGATCGAACCGCTGGCCGCAAGCGCCAACAGCCCGGCGCGGACGCCAGGCGATTTGAACATGTCAAACATGATGCACCTTTGAGATTTGCGCGGAACCGCCGCGCACGGAGAGGGGTCAGGCGAGCCCGGTGCCGCGGTTCAATCCGCGCAAGATGCGTTTGGCGATCAGCGTCAGGTTCTGGCGCTTTTTAAGACCATTGACGCCGCCGTTGATCGCGCGTGTGATTTCGGTCGAAGCAAATTGAAAACTCAAGCGATCGTCATGATCCCGATCGGCCCAAAGATTGAGATCGCCCTTGCCTGAGCCCTGATGCCAAAACCAGCAATCGACCGCGAAGGAAATGTCGGCACGCGCGGCGACAAGCTCGGGATGCGCGACGAGATCAATCGAGGAATCATCGAGCGCGGCGCGCACGAAGGGCGTGGCACGGGCGTAATTGGCGCGGCCCGTCAGCTCGATCTCGCCCTCGCCTTTGAAGCGCATGCCGTCGCCGGGCCGCGTGTTGCCGAGGTCCTTGCGGCGTTCATATTCACGCCCGCTCGCATATTCGATGCGGGTGTGAAAGCCGTCGCTTTCATGCGCGCATTGACCGATGAAATGCGCGGCGCGATTAATGGTAGCGAAGCCATAACGCGGCCCGATCCTTTTGAGGTTTTCGCAAAAGGGCTCGATGATGTCTTGCTTGGCGAAAGGTGCGAGCATCCGCAGGTCTTTGGCGCTCGGATAAATCATCAAAAAAAGCTCACAAAAAAGCCGCCCAGAGGCGGCGGAGGCAGCGGAATGGGGCGATTTCTAAATCGGCCTTGGAAGATCGCATGAGGACCGATATGCAAGCTTGCATCAGCGAGATTAGACTTGAGCCCAATTGGCCGTTATTTAACGTTCAAACGCGTCGTTCGTTGGTGAGATCGTGATGCTGATCAGTACGATAATTCTTAACTGGAATCGCGCCTTATTACTCGAGCAGACGCTGCGCAGCTATGCCGCCACCGCGCGCGAGCCTTACGAGATCGTCGTTGTCGACAACGGCAGTACGGATAATTCTCGCACCGTCATTGAGAGCCTGCGCCACCTTATCCCTAAGCTGAAATCGATCTTCCTGCCTGAAAATCTCGGAGGCGAGGCTATCAACGTGGCTCTCGATAAAGCGGCGGGAGACCTCATACATATTAGCGAAAACGACCAGCTCTTCGGTGAAGGTTGGTCCGAACATGCCAGGCACGCTTTTCTCTGCTTCCCGGATTTGGGCCAATTGTCTCTCCATGGCATCTCTCCGCCCGATGAAGAGGCCTGGGCGATCAAATCGGCGCATCTCCGGTTTGCGAATGGCAAAATACTATATGAAGCGCAGGGCAATGTGGGGACGTCATCTATCATCAGATCGTCTCTGATCCGTGACGCTCATATTCGCATATATAATATTCCCACCGAACATCCGGACGCATTCAAATTCCCAGATGACGGGCGGCTGTCCGACGAGATCAAACAGACAGGATATTGGTGTGCGTGGTCCGAAAGATATTATGTCAGGAATCTAGGTCATGAACTGGAAGAGTTCGCACGTGACCCCGACTATTATCGGGAAAACTACCAATCGAAATCATGGCTCGGACTAGACGGCTGGCAAAAGCGGATCGCCACCGCGCAAGCGCGCCGCAATATAAGACGGCACTCGATCGTGTTCCCGCAAGCGCATGTTCAACCGGAAAAAACCCAGAGACAGGTCGCTACCAAGCCTGCACAATTCTGGTCCATGTTTGATGGATTCACTGCTGAAACAGAGGTGCTCGATTTTCTTTACGCGCTCATTCGCATGGTAAAGCCTGAAAACGCCATTGAGACCGGAACCTGGCTTGGACGGTCCGCAGCCGCAATCGCTTCAGGCATGCGAGACAATGGATTTGGCCGCCTTTTCACGATCGAACACAATGAGCAAACCGTTTCAATCGCCCGTCAGCTCATCGATAATGCCCAATTGAACACATTCGTCGAAATTCACATCGCGAACAGCTTGGAGTTCGATGCGGGGGAGACGCGTTTTCAATTTGCTTTGTTCGATTCTGAAATTTCGATTCGGGCCGAGGAATTCAGAAAGTTTTATGACCGTTTGGAACCGGGGGCGACGGTCGTGTTTCATGATACTGCCGAGCAACATCCAGGTTCGGCAGACAACGTTATCGACTTGAAGACAATGGGACTTCTCGAAGGCATGTTCTTCGAGACGCCGAGAGGTCTCTTTGTTGGACAAGTGCTGAAACCGGCACAACCAAAAATGGGCGGGGTGCTGCGTGGGCTTCCACGCGGCTTTTCCGCTGCATCGTACCTCGACGCCAATCCCGATCTGGCAGTTGGAGAGCTGGATGCAGCAGAGCACTATCGCACGGAAGGATGGCGTGACGGCCGAAAATTGGCGCCCGATTGGTCGCTTGACGGTAAAAGACTCGTACTTACCGTTACTCCTGGCCGAAGCGGTACCGGCTACCTCGCCGCCCTTGTGAATGCCATTCCGGGAATTGATGCCTTACATGAACCCGAGCCAAAATTTTCCGACGTGATGCGTCTAGCCCAACATGACCAAGGAGCTGCCAAAAGGTTTTGGCTTACCCAAAAGCTTCCGGCGATCCGGCGTAGCTCAGAAAATACATATGTCGAGACGAGTCATCTGGCGTGCAAGGGCTTCATCGAACCGCTTTTAGACAATCACCTGGTGCCGGACTTGATTATTCTTGAACGTGACCCGTTCCTGGTCGCAACCAGTCTTTATCTCTTGGACACAGTCCCTGCCCGAACCTCTTTAGGCGAGAAGTTTTTGCTGCGGCCAGATGATCCAAACGTTAGTCCGCTCGAAGGTTGGCAGGATCTACACGATTGGGCTCTTTGCTTTTGGTATTGTCGCGAGATCGAGCGCCGAATGAAAATTTACGCCAAGCTCGTAGAGCAGCATGGCGGCCGGGTCATCGCAACATCGATCGAAGCCCTGGCGACCCAAAAAGGTCTTCATGACATGACAGAATTCTTAGCAAGCAACGCCGCGCCGCTGCAAGATAGCGAAGTTCTGCAGCGGCAGACCGAGGTTGTTAATGAAAAGGCTGACCTGAAGATAAAATTGGCAATCGATAGCGAAATGATGCTTGATTTGGCTCGCGACGTTGACCGGCGCTTGAGTCATTCATCGCAATTCCAGATGCCTAAGGTTCCGGCCTGACGGCTACGGCACGCGTAGCCGACGTGAGATCGGCCTTCAAACCTTGGCGGCGCACTCGCCTCCCTCATCCCATCCGATACCAAGTTGTGCTGGCGAGATCGTAGATCATCGCAAAGGGAGTCGCCGGACCTATCGCCGACGGTGCACCGCTGATCGACTGGCCGGCGTTCGGCGAGACCGTTAAAGCCGTTACGGTCTGCGACGACAACACGCGCACGATATGTCCATCGATAGGCGCGGCGGGCATGATGACTGTTCCGGTAGCAAGCGTGCCGGCGGGAGTCAGCAGCAGCGTCGTGGATGAATTGCTTATCGTGATCGAGAACCCCGCCGCCGGAGTTTGGGCTGTTTTGCTTTGGTCGGCCTGGGCGCCTTGGAAGCCGATCTGACCCGTGCCGAATACTTCCAATCGAACCGTTAGAGTGGTCGTACCCGGCGCCGTCACGCCGATGGTGACGTTCGTTCCCTGTGCTGTATCGCTCCAATTCTCGGCGGCGGTAAACCGTACGGCTGCCTTGTTGGCTGATGAAAATGCTGTCGCGCCATATCCGCGCGCGCCGAACTGGCCGAGGAAATCACCCGATTGCAGCGCTGCTGGAGACGTTGGAGTACCGCGGGCATTTCGAAAGACGAGGTTCGCTACGTTCGGATTGGAGTTTCCACCGGCGTAATATTCGAACATGGCAGGTGCGATGCTGCCGCCTGATTGGGACGCATAAAGCGACGCTAATCCCCCAGGGGTATTGCCGGATATTCCATTGTTTATCATTGCGGCGGAGAGTGCTATTCCGAAATTCGCCGTGACGAGGCCTGATGAATTCGTAATATCGAGCGCGTCGTGCCAGGTCGTACCATCTGGCGAGACCTTGAAGTGAAAATTATCGTCGCCGCAAAGCCCGACTTGCGCGCGGCCTGAGAATCCATCTTCATAGATCGTCGACGCTGTGTTCGACGAAGCTGCCTTATTGATGGTGAAGTTGAAACTGCCGGCGCTGTTGAAGAGCGCGCTCGTGCCGAAGACCGAGAGCGGATTATTCGGATCGGCCGGCGTACCTATGCCGACCGGCGGCAGATTGCTCGTCGCTTGATCGATCACCGTCCATCTGCCGGCGCCATTGCTCTGCAAAGCCAGATAGCCATAGGCCATCGAAATGACGGCGCTCGTAGCACCATCGATCATATCCGAGCCCGCGCGGCCGATGGTGATCGTATCTGTCGCCGAACAGGACCCCGACTCGTCCAGGACGGTGAGCGCCGTCCCCGCCGGATAGGCGTTTGCGGCCGGCAAAGTCACGATGCGCGCCGCCGTGATCGCGCTATAGGCAATCGTGCGGTCAGATACGAGAGCGGTGTAATTGGCATCCGCGACGGCGGTCCGCGCATTGGTGATGACCTCAGAGAGCTTCGCCGTTGGCCAGCCCCCGGCTGTCACACCGTCGTGAACCTGGATGCGATTGTTCGTCGTGTCGACGGTAATCTCGCCGACCCTGCCGACAAAGGTCGAAAGGAAAGAGAAGGCTTCGCGAAGATGTTGAAGTCTGATGCTCATGCAAGCATGCTTCCTATTTTATCGCATTTTCGAGCGCAAAACCGGTATCCACTTTTGCTGAAAGTGCTCATGATGATGCAAGTCCGAGATCGATGAAATTCGGAAATGGATCGGAGGCGAAGCCGAAGTCGTCATATTCGGCCGGCGTTCCGCTCGCCAGGCCACAATCGACATTGGTGCCGACCGCGAGCGCTTGCGCGACAGGGCCAAGCAGGCTCGACCCGACCGGCTTGAAATCATAGGCCGTGCAATCGGCGAGCGATTGCACGGCATTGCCGAAGACATTGAAGCTCTGAAACTTCAGAAAAAAGCTTGTTCCGATATAGAGAATCGGCAGAGCATATTTGAAGATCGCATTGTCGAGACGCGTAAAGACCGCGCCGCTCGCATGAGAGGCCGGCGACGATCCATAGATGCCGCGGGCAAGACCCGTCAGCGCATAGGTGTTCGGTCCGGTGAGCGCCGCCGTCGTATAGGTCAGGAGTTCCTGATCGATGACGCAAAGCGTGACACCGTTTTCCGCGTCGCTTGTCGTGGCCGAATTCAAAACGCCGTTGCTCTCTGCCATATTCACGGCGAGCGCATCGACCATATCGATCGTACCGAACGGCGCCGCATTGGAAGTCTGACCAGACGACGATGCAAGCGGCGCCGCGAGAACGCCTTGCCGCGCCGGAGCCGCGACCGTTCCAATGGCCGTATAGGTCGTATTGTCTTTCGAGATCCAAATGACCGCGCCGCCCCAATTGGGATCGGCGACGCCGGACGTTCCACCGGACAGACCGATCCACACTTCCGCTTCGCCATTCGCCGTCAATGCCGCCGGCGGTTCCATAATCAAAGGCGGATTGACGGAAGCAGGCGCCATATTGCGATTGACGCTGTTCCCTCCGGAGGTTTGGACAGGATAGGTGGCGGCCGTCGCGGTACCGGCGGGAAACTCTTCCGCCGTTACGGCAAGAAGCCCGTTTTCATCCTCGTCGATTTCGATGATGCGCACCGCACTGTCGTAAAGCCCAAGGCCCGCGTCGGTGATCGTGACAAGATCCATCGGCTCGAGCAGGCAATATTCCCAAGAGAGCTTGAACGCATATGTGTTGCGAATATAAAGCCCACGCTGCAGGATGAGCTGGGCCGATGTCATCGCCACATTGGCATCGCAAATTTCATGCGCCGTCACCGTCGAGGCAATGCGCAGCCCATAAAGATCGATCGCATTTTGATCGAAGGCTGTAAGCGGCGTCGCGGCATAGGCATTCGAGCGGTCAAGGATCTCGATCGGCTGCATGTTATAGGCAGCATAGGGATCGGTCCGCGCGACCTGCACGGGATCGTCGCCATCCGTATAGATGAAATCATCATCGGTCAGATTGTAGACTGGGGTCAGATCCGGCGTGAAGGTCGCGCCATTGCCAGTGGCCGCCGCATCGCCATAGGGAATGAATTTGAGCTTGCCTCCCGACCAGATCGCCGCCGTGTTCGTGAGCTGGAGCCAGCGTGCCAAAATGCTGTTCGCCGCTTCCTGATTTGTCAGCATTGGTGAGAGCGCTATGCCGGTGGTCCGGCAATAGGCCTGATAGCTGGCTGCGCCGCTGAACAATGTTGTCGCATCAATGCCGGCCGATGGAAATCCGACTCCATATTGCGCATTGGTCAGAAAGTCCTGGATGATCTGCGCCGGGTCGCCATCGCTCAGGCCGGAAACGCCGGTCGATCCGCTTAAGACGCCGAAAATCTCGACATTGGTGATATCGAGCGAGCCGCTGGACCCTAAGTTGTAATTGGGTGCCGCGAGATAGGCGAGACCGGGGTAAGCGATGGCTTGGTCCGCGTGCTTACTCGATAAATAGCCCCAGATGCTTTGCGGCACCGTGCCGCTGAACAAGGACATGGACGCGTCCTTGACGGCCGCGTTCGACAAAGCGGCTGCGATCGAGTTAATCGGCGGGTTGACCGTCGATAGCGAATAGCTGCTCTGGCCCTTCCAGATCGTCCCGATCGCGCTGATCGGCCCTTCACAGAGACCCATGATGATGGCGATCACATAAAGATAGCCATTCATCTGCAGGCTCGAGCCGCCACCGCCCTTACCGCTGCTCGGCGTAGACGTATATTGCGGGATCGAAGTGAAATCGGCTTCCCAGACGATATTCGGAGCGAGAACATTCTGTCCGTAGGCGATCGGAACCGGCAGCGCATTGCTGGAGGTCTGGATCTGAAGACCTGTGTAGCTCGGCTGGACCGTTGGTGCCGGGCTCGAATGCGACCCGCTCATGGATGCGATACCCGCCAATAAGAGAAGAACTTCAATTTGCGTTTTGGCGACGAAAGGTCGAGATTTTGCGCCAAAGCCTCTTCGACAACGCAGCGTGCGGGAAGATAGGCATGAACGAAGGTCAAAGGCCGCGGGAGCGTGATGATCCCTCCGTGGCTGTAACAGCGGCCGTAGCGAAACACGACAATGTCGCCTGCTTGCGGGTCTTCGACCTCGCAGCACCGATCGAAGACAAAGCCGAGATAGCGCTCTTCGCTTCTGTGCAAATGCCAATCCGGCGTATAGGGCCGCGGGTCGAAGGACGCGCAAAGCCCGGTATCGACGAAGACACGCACGATCAGCATGCCGCAATCGATGCCCGCGCCGCGCACGTCGGCCGCGTGATGATAGGGCGTGCCGATCCATCGTCGCGCCTCGGCGATGACGGCGCCGCGCTGTTCTTGCTCTTGGTTCATGAAAGCTGAACTCAATAGGCCGCGGTCGGCGGCGGCACGAAAGGAAAGCCGCGAAAATTGCCGAGATTATTGAATTGCGACCGGCAGGTCGACAATGTGTGATCGCAGCCTTGAAAGGCTGTGAAGGCGTCGCCGGTTGCGGGCACATTGGGCAAGGCCGAACTCAGCACAAGCGCGCCCGGCGAAGCCGATTTGATATTGGCCGAGACGCCGGCATTGACGCCGGACGAAAATAAAATCGTGCCCTGCGCAAAGACGGAAGCGGACGATCCCCAATTGATCTCTATCGCTGTGGAGCTAGAGCCGACCGTTCCATTCGATCCGAACGCGTTCTTCACAAGCCTGCAGCCCGAATCATAAAGAACATGCACGCATTGCGGCGAATAGAGATTGCGCGGCATATTGAGGTCGAGCAAGACGAGGTCGGAATTGACGGTGATTTGCGCCGTCGTGCGTCCGACCGAGTCGATCGTCCCGACACGTCCCTTGAACAGGATCACGCTGCCGACGGGCGCCGCGGTCCAGCTCGTCAGGAAGGCTTTCTCGCGCTGTATCTCGCATCCATCGAAGACGCCATTACGAATCGCTTCCAAAAACGGCACGCCGTCGATCGTGTCCACCGGCCTGGCGCCGATCGTGATCTGCTGCTGATCGACGTCGAGGCCGACGGCACATTTGAATCTGAGGCCATCGACGAGAACGGAATTACTCAGATAGGTATAACCGTTGAGCAGGATCGGCACATCGGCATTGGTGTAGGTCAGGATCAGGCCGGTGCGCAAACTGAACGTGTAGCAATCCGCCATCAGCACTTGCGCATCGCGTGCCGCCCGTGTCGCGTTGAGCAGATTGACGAGCGCCGTCGAAGCAGCTCTCATGGTTTCACGCTCCGAAACTTCAATGCGTTGACCTTCCAAAGCCCATTCATGAAATTTTCGAAATCTTCCTGGTCATCGATAAAGCGGCAGACGAAGGCATAGGAAAAATCGGCCGTGATCGCGACGCCGGATCCTGGCGCCGTGGTGAAGGTGAGCGTGTTCGGTTGAACCAGGCTCCAGCCGCTCGCTTGCCCGGTTCCGTTCAAATAGATCTGCGCGACTGAGGCCACCCAAGAGACCGGCTCCGTAAAAGCGCCAAGCGTGCGTCGAAACGCAAAACCTTCCGTTGCACCATCACCGACGCCGATGACCTGGCCCGTCACCGCGTTGTCGGATGGGTCGCTATAGAGAAAAGTGCCATATTGGCCTTGGCATTGCAGATAGAAACCCATGAGGCTCTGCAAGGAATGATCGGTGAGGCCGGCATACGATACACCTGACGACAATCCGTCATAGGTCAGCTCGAATTCATAGAGCGTATCGGCATAGAGCGGGCTGCGGACTTCGCGGCCGGACACATGGCTTACGACCCGCGTCGAAAAGGTCGGACGCTTATGCACCGACCAGCTTTGGCCAGGTAGAATAGGAAAGGAAGGCGGCGCCGTCATGGGATGCAAGTCCAAGATAGATGAGAAGAACCGTCGGGCCGGATGCGATCCCGCAACCAGCCTCGCGGCCGGATAGGATTTGCGCAAACGTCTGGCAGAGGAAGCTCGGCTAACCTGTTTTGACCGATCGGAGCTTCACGGATTGCAGCGTGAACAAACGGGTCATGAATTCTTCGAGATCCTGCTGATCATTTTCGAAGCGGCACAAAAATGTCTCGCCCGCGGCAAAACATGAGGCTACAGGCGAGGCAAAAATAAAAGCACCGTTTCGTCCCTGCTGCGCGTCGAAGAAGGCGATGATCGCTTGCAAATCCTGCGTGATATCCTCGCGCAAGACGTCGAAGCTGAGTTCGATCTCATAGAGCGGCGTGGACATTTTGGCTGTCCGGCTTTGCCGCCCGGAGACATGCTCGGCCACGCCCGTGGCAAAGCCCGGCCGATAGTGGATCGACCAGCCCTGCCCGCCGAGAGCCGGAAAGACCGAGTAGCTCGTTGTCACCGGTACGGCGTCCGGCACCGGCGGCACGAGATAAGGCCCCTTTCCGTCGAGCCATTGTCCGGCGCGCCAATTGCCGGCATCGCCCCAGACATCACCGCGGACCGGAAAGGCGGGAAACGGCCGCGCGTCCCAGTTCCAAACCGACATGAATGCCGGCTCGATCATCTTCACGTCCGTCGCGGACACGGCGTTGTGACCGTCCGTGATCCAATATTCATAGATCGCCTGCAAAGCGAGAAGCTGGATCTCTTCATCCTGGCGCGGCCTGAAGCCGCCCCCCGCCTGCGGGTCCCAAATCGACCAATAAGGCGTGAAGCTTTCGCTCGATTTCGGATCAAAGAAAACATTCGGCTGGTTTGGGCCGCGATCGCAGGACGGAAAACCATATTCCGCGAATGTGATCGGCTTCGATTGCGCGATCCATTCGGTCGGTGGACCATGCGGCGCGAAGCCCTGCCCGTCGGCGGCGTCATAGATCGCCTGATGCGGATTGTTCCACCACCAGCGCAATTGCTTATTCGCCAACAATTGCTGATTGGCGAAATATGGCTGACGATTTTGCGCGAGCCTGTCGCCTTCCGGCAGCGAAACGCGCAAATCCGATCCATAGGGATCGAAGCCCAATCCATCATTGGCGCTGTCGGCATAGAACCAATTGAATTTTTCGCCGCCTTCGATGTTGGCCTTGAGATAGGGCTTCGAATAGATCGTCGGCTGACCGGAAAGCCCCAGGGCGTTCATCGTGCTCGCGGAAGGCGGCCAAGCCGCCGCGTCCGGCGCCGGATCGCTCCAATGGATCACGTCGAGCCCGCCTGTGCCCGTCGTCCAATCGGAGAGCGGCAGATAATTGTCGATCGAGATGAGGTCGATATTGTCATGCGCATAGAGCTGATCGAGATGCGGCCATTGCCCGTTCTCGCCTGGATGCTGAAAGCCCATCCAATCCGACCAATCGGCCGAATAGGAAATGAGGTTGTGAAGGCCGGTCGGATCCTTGACGAGGCCCGCACTGTCGAAGATCGTCCGCACATCGTCGGAAAGCTGCATAAGCCCGGCGACAAAGGGATAGTCCCATATGACCTTACCGTCGCCGCCTGTCGTGCCCGCCTTGGTCCAGCCTGGCCCACGGATCGCTTCGAGGCCGCGCAACTCCGAGCCGAGCAGGAAAAGATCGACGCCCCCCGCGACAACGCAAAGATTGGCATAATGCAAGATCATGCGGCGGAAGGAATAATCCGTCGTCGGGCCCGAATAGGCGACGGTGAGATTGGTCGCATCGCGCGCAAATTGCGCTGGCGTCGCCGATCCGAGGAAGGCACTCACCGCCGCCGTGGCGCCGCTTGAAACGTCAGCGCCCGTATAAGTGATCCGGCCGCGCCAGGGAAATCCCGCGGCCGTCATCAAGATGAATGGATAGAAGACGACGCGAAACCCGCGCGTCTTCAAGTCCTGGATGCAACGAACGATCGATTGATCGGATGGTGTCCCGCCATAGACGAAGGATGAGCCGTTCTGCGGAATCGGACTAAGGCCGGCCGAAAACTGCGTCAGTCCCGAGCAGCGCCAAAGATCGCTGCCGCCTACAGCCTTTTGAAATGAGCCCCCGATGTAAGTGGTCGACGGATAGATCTGACAGGCGGAGACATCGAGAGAATTACCGAACCAGGCGACGACGAGCGCCACGGTTTCGCAGTCTGGAAACTGCGCCTGAAGCTGATCGAGCGCGATCGCGTAATCCGTGACCGTGCCACCGCCAGCGGAAGCGTAGAGATTGATCGGCTGGAGGCCCGCGGAGCCAACGCGCTGACCGAGATAGGCGACGGTGTCATAGGTAAATTCTCCGGTTGACGGGAGAAGATTGATGCCTTTGATAAACGACATTCAGGCTTGCAGCTTCTTCAAGCCCAGATGCGTGCCAAGACGCACGCCTTCGTTGATCGTGCGCAGGATCTCCTTGCCATTGCCTCTGATCCAGCGTTTCACATCGCCTGAGTCCAGCGCCGAAATATTGAAATGCGTGGCGTGATTGACGGTCACGCTGGAGGATCCGCCGCCGCCGACCGCATTGGCCATCAGTGATTGCGCCCAGGGCGTTTGCGCGGCAGGCACGATCATCTCACCTTGATGGACTTGCGCGATCATATCGGAGGGCAATTGCCATGCGCCCGTATCGAAGCTTGCCATGGCTGCGACAGTGGCTTCTCCCGCCGCAGCCGGTCCAGCGGCCGCCGGGCCCATGAGCGGCGACAGGAAGCCGAAGATCCCCGCGAAAGCCTCTTTCGACGACGCTAGAATCTGCGAAATCATGCTGCTGAAATTGGCCGTCTGGGCCGCGGCCGCGCCGGCGCCTTCAACGCTCGTGCGCGCGGTGACGCCCGCGGTCGTGGCGGCCGTCTCTGCGGCTTCCGCTGCGTGGGTTGCTGCGACTTTCGTCGCCTGTCCGGCGAGCCAATCGGCGACCATCCGGATACGCGCCTGAATGAAGCTCTGCACGATCGAAAGAGCGACATTCTGCACGGCCTGCTGCAACGTCTGATGGCCCCGGATCATTTGCATGATCGAATTCGAGATGCTCGACCCGACTTGATCGAATGTCCGGCGGTAATCATTATAGATCTCGCGATTGACGCTGGTCTCGATCTGCTGGCGGCGCAAGGCGCTTTGGCTTTCGAGCTCTTCGATCTTGCGCTGCGCGTCAGCAAAGGCGCTCGTGCCTTGCTCGTAAGTCGCCCGTACCGCGGTCAGATAGCGCGTTTCGATCTCTTCGCGTTGCTGTTCGAGCGCGAGAAGGCTTGTCAGCTCCTGCTCATGCGAGATCTGCGACGTCTGCGCCTGTTCACGAACGGATGATTCTTGCTCTTTGACGCCGTTCAAAGCGATATCATATTGCTCGCGCGCATTGACCCGCGCGATCGCGAGCACTTCATCGCCCGAGGCGCGCGCCGCATTGGCCCGCTGCGTCAGGCTGTTTGAAAAGGCCTGACCGAGCGAATCAAACGCAGATGAGACCTGCGCCGCGCCACCGCGCAATGTCGTGCTGCCAGATTGAATAGCGGAATTCGCCTGTTGTATCCCGCTTTGCAGATCGGAAATATCGGCCGTAAACCGGATCGTGACGTCATCAGCCATGGAGATTTATTCTGCTTTCAATTTAGGATGCATGTACTTTTCCATCTGGAAAGCGCGCAATCAGGCCGCCTATACCGCTTGGGTCGTGACCGCCGATCGATGGCTTTGACGCGGGTTTGCGCTCAATGCCGTAGGCAAGCTTCAGGATTTCGTGCGCCGGCGGAAAGTCGCGCCAATAGGAAAACAGCGCCTGAATGTCGAAGAGGGTCATGTCGTCGATATCGGCCGGCGTGAAGCCGCAGGAGGTCATCAGCCGGGCGTAGAGAAAGTCGAAATCTATGCGGATGGATCCTTTTGCAGAATCGCATCCGCTCAGGCTTCCCCCAAACTGTGCGATGCTCCGGCTCCCGTTTCGATAAAGCCGCCGAGCCGCAGGACGCTTGTCATCGCCGCGGCGATCTCCGTGGCCGTCGCCTCGATCTCGGCCAAAGATTCGGCTGCCGAGGCATGATCCCGCGACAGCGCGATCGAGACGATGGCGATCGCCGCCGCTACATTGCCTGTCTTGTCCTGCGTTGCCATCAGGATCGGCTCGATCGCCTGGACCTGAGCCAAAGTGAGAGGGCGGATGCGCCATTCATGCGCACCGAGATGGATCACTTCCGGTTGCGGACGCATTACGAAGCCTCCGCGAAGGACCAGGTCATGATATTGCCGGCGGAATCGGCAAAACACGAGAAATCGAATTCCGGCATGGTGAAGTCTTCGAGTTTCGTCTGAAAGCTCAATTTGCTCGACACGCAATTATTGAGTTTCAACGAAACGGCTTGGCCTTGGAAGGTCGTATAGAAGAGCGCCTGGAATGTCGGCGTCGTGCCGAGCAGCGGATTGGTGATTGCGAGCTTCTGGCCGCTGCCGGTCACGCCATAAGTGTAGCTGATCAGCACGGCCTTTCCCGCATCCGCCGAAGCAAATGTATAGACGCCGGCGGCGACGGAATATTGCCCGCTAGCGGGCGAAGACGCGACCTTGGTCAGCGGCAATCCGGTCGCGGCATAGGTGACGCCATCATCATCGGCCGCGGTCGCGGAATTCACCACCGTGACGGTGTAAGGCGAGCTCGCGGGGACCGAGCCCGCTTCTGCGAAAGAGGTCGCAAGCTGCCCCGAAGACGGCGTCACGCCATAAAAAAGATTCGCGAAGGCGAGGCCGGAGATTCGAGCGACCTTCGCCTTGCCTGTGGTTTTGACCGTGCCGCGTGCAGCGACAAGCGGATATTGATATTGGCCATAGACCTCTTTGACGCTTGCGCTTTCCTCGATTGTCACTTCCTGCACGAGGCCGAAATTGACGGGCGTCGCCTCGGCAATATCGGTGCGCGTACCGATCAATATGCCAGAACCGAATGTATACATGGATTCAGATCTCCTTCATGCGAGAGGCCTATCAAGGCAGGATCATTTTGACGGGCACGATCATCACGGCATCTCCATCAAGATCGCCCGGATCTTTCATGAGCTTGCCGTCGATGCGGCAATGCGAGACGAGACCGCCGAGCGTCTTGCGTCCGGTGAGCAGATCATCACCCGAAAGAGCAAAGGCGGCGTCAAGCGCATCCATCACCTCGTTCAAGAGCGATGCGCCGTTCACATTGGGGTCTTTGGCATTGAGATAGATAAAGACCTTGGGCTCGATGACGCGTTTGGCGATTGCGCCTTGGCTCCAGGAGTAGGTCTCGAAACCGCCTTCGAAGATGAAACAGGCGGGCCGGTTGGCCATGGACACATCGGTCCAAAGTTTCAAGCGGCGCAGCGGCCCTGTCGTCCAATCGTAAGAAGACGCAAGAAGGTTCGCGAGCGCTTCGAGAGCATCGTCGCGCGTGGTCACTGACATGGCGTTTTCCTGGTATTTTAGGTTTGCGTCAGCGCGTCGAGGACGGATTGCTTCAAATCCGCCGTGATCGCGTCCTGCATGTCGGCCAGCGCATGCGCGAGATAGCCATGCGCCGGGATGAGCGAGCCAGGATGATGCACGCTTTTCGCGAAGACCGTGCCGCCGCCTCCCGCGAAAGCCAGGGCTTTCGCCTTGACCGCGATAATGTCATGCGCGGCGGTCTTGCCGCCATATTCCTGAATGGCGGCATAGGGCACGCCTTCGCTTGACACGAAGCCTTCGACATCCGTGCCATCCTCATTCGTGCCCGAGACGAGCGACGCCGCCAAACGTCCAGAGCGCTGATTTAAAATCGCGCCGGATAGATTGTCTTTGACGCGGGCTTGCAATTGCTGCGCGAGATCCACGACGCGGTCCGCAAGAACCCGCTCTATGGCATCAACATCGATCATGGCATCACCACCCGGCGATAGGGTTGCAAGATGCAGGCGACGAACTCCGGTATGTCTTTTACGATAAAGCTGACCGTCTCTTGTCCGCCCAAGGACTTCGATGCCTGCCCGATGCGGGCATGATAGACGTAGCGCTCCGCCGCCCATTCCTTGGCGGCAAGCGCGAGATCGTGCGGGATATAACCATAGGTCAAAGTGACGGCGGCACCCGCATCGCCCGTGGCGAATGTATAGAGCCCGGCTGAGACGGCATATTGCCCGGCGCTCGGATTGGATGCGACGGACGTGAGGAAAGAGCCGTCGGCATAGGCCACGCCGCCGTCACTCGCAAAAGCGCCGTAAGGCGCCTGAGCCGCGATTGTGAAAGGCGCCGCGGAGGGGATGGCCGCGGCCTCATTGGCTACCTGATAGCCTGCAAAATAGGAGATGATGACGTTTTGCAGGCCTTGATTGAAAAGCCCGTAACGCAGCGAGAGACGTTGCATGCGGCCAGGCGGCGTGGCATCGACGGAATCCAGAATATAGCCTCTTTGCGCCGGTGCGCCTGAGACAAGCGGCGGCGCGGCCGGCATCGCCACGCCGTCGACAACGCAGGAGGCGATCGCATTGACAGGCCAATAGCGCAGCATCACCGACGTATCATTGCCGCCGTCGATGATATCCGTATAGGTTGTCGGCAGGATCGACGGGCGATCGAGGAAGGTCAGGATCGCGCGGCTGACCTGTGAAACGAGAAGCGACAGAAGATCGTCATCTTGTGTCCCTTCGACGCCGAGCCAGGTCTTCAGATCGGCCAATGTCACGAGATCGAATGAAGACGCCATGTCATTGCGGTCCTTCATTTGCACGCCGCGCCAGCGCCCGCAGCTCGTCATTGGTGACAGGGAGCGTCACGCCGACACCCTTCGCCTTCAAGAAGGCAAAGAGGCCGCGGCGATTGAGCCCTTCGATTTCGTCGCCCGGCGAATCGTGCTTTTCGGACGACAGCTCTGTGTGAGGAAGCCGTGGAGGCGCGTCGCACCTCGCCTCAGCCTCGCTCAGCGGTAGGAAGCCATGCGCGCGCAGCGCATGCGCGGCAGGATCTTCGACAATGACGCAGCCTTCGGTGTCGATCTCGATTCGCTCGCCGCCATGCGAGGCCGCGCCGCAACCTGGTGGAGCACGAAGCTTCATGACGCGAGCTCCTCAACCGTTGCCGATATTGGTGATCATTGCGAGAGACGGCGGGAAGTAGTTCTGCAGCACTTCATCTGCATAGATGCCATATTCATAACGGCGCGACCGCAGCGGCCATTCGATCTGGTAATAATCCTGTCGCGTGCGGATCTGCATGACGTTGCCGACGCCGGCCAAAGGATAGGGCAGCATTCTCGTCGTCATCAGCAAAGTGCCGGCCGGCATATTGGGATGCACCTTGATGTCGAGCACACTGCCGCCCTGCATCGAGAAGCGGTTGAGATAGGTGCGCACCATGATGCCGCCGCCGACAAGATCCTGCGCCGTTTCGAACACGAAGCGCTGCGCCGCCGTCGCCGACCCCGCGATGATCTTTTTCGAGATGTTCAGCGCCTCTTGCGAGCTGACCCAGATCGTGTCTGGAGACAGGCGATATGTGTCCCACATGGTTTTCAAGACGGCATCGATCTCGACGATGCCGCCGGCCGAGTCCGAGGTAAGCGGCGTGCCCGCGCCGGCGCTTCCCGGCGCCATTGTATAGACAGTAGCGCCGGAGCCGGACTTCGCGGCCTGATAGATTAGGCCGTCGAAGGCCAGCGCGTTTTGCGAATTATCCGACGTGCCGAGCGAGGCCGCCGTCTGCGTTCCCGCCGCCGCCGCGGTAATGACGAGCGAATCGATCGTCGTGATCGCGCCCAGCACTTCCGAGCCGGCCGCGCCCCAGAACCAGGCATAGCCCAAAGCGCCCGTTACGGCCGCGACCGTCGCCTTGAGACTATGCGTGGCATTGCCGTCATTGGCGGTGGTGATCGCCGCATTATTGGATTTCTTCGCGGCGCCGCCGCCGAACGTATCCGACGATCCATCGGCATTGCTGCGCGTGATCTGGCCCTGGATGCCGCCCGTCAAAGTCGCGTTCATGATGCCATCATGCGTCAGCGCGACGCAGATCACGCTATAGGCCGTATTGGCTGAAAGCGTGCCGCCGGTTCCGACATCGCTGAGCGTCGGCGTCGGCGTCGTGCCGAGCGCGGAAGACCCATTCCCGCCGAGGATCATGGCTTCTTCGCCGAGCATCAAGGCTTCGAGCCCGGTCTTGGCGCCAATCGCACGGATATCGTCAAAACCCTGGCCGGCATATTGCGCCTCGAAATCGACGCTGGTTTCGATGCCGATGCCTTTATAGGTCGCGGTATAATCCTGCGTTGCGACCGCGAGCACGCCGCCGCGATTGGCAGACGACACGCCAAAGCGCAGACCCGACGTATTGATCGCGGTGATCGCGCGCCAGGCCGCCTGTATGCCACCCTTGCCCGACACACGCGGGATCATGTTGCGCAGCGGCGTCAGCACCGGATAGAGAAATTTCGCGCCGAGATCGAGATCGTAAAAGGTGAGGCCGGAGGTCGCGCTGGCGGATTCGGTGAAGGTGCTCTTCTCGAGACCGAGCAGGCCTCTGAACCGCGGATCGCCGAGCGGCTTTTGCTGAGCTGTTTTCAGCCGGTCTAGAACGTCATTATCGGCTGTCTGGTTGATCATCATGTGTTGCTCCTAAAAGCGAGTGCCAAAAGAAAAACGGCCGGACATGAGTCCGGCCGCAGCGCGTTAGAGTGAATGAAGGATTTCCAAGGTCCGGGCTGAACGGCATAGGTCGTATTGAAACGACAATAGCCGAGCGCTCTCCTTCTCCCCTTGCGGGAGAAGGTGGCTTGCGAAGCAAGCCGGATGAGGGGGGTGGAGTGACCCCTCACCCGGTCAGCTCCGCTGACCACCCTCTCCCGCAAGGGGAGAGGGTCGGCTCATGGTGAATTAGGTCTGGGCCTAAAGTGTCCGTCCTCGCCTTTGCGCGAGCTTGATCGCGAGCAGCGACAGAGCTTGCGGGTCGGCGAGCATTTTTTCGATGGCGTCGCTTTCATCGCTATCGAAGCGGCCGTCTTCCTGTTTCGAAATGGTCCGCGTGCGCCCCGAGAGCGGCAGTGGCAAGGGCTGGTCTTCGATCTTCTTCACTCGCGCCAGAACATCGGCGAGCATGGAGGACAAAGCATCGAAGCGCTTTTCGAGCGCGTGATGATCCGCATGCGCCATTTTCTGCGGCGCGCTCTCACATGTCGCGCCAAGCTCGACCGATGTGTCGTGCATGGCCTGGATACGCGCGAGATCGGCCTCGCTGTTGCGGGCGCCGAGCTTCGAGACCTCAGGCGTGAAGCCGCGCCATTCGCGCGTGCCATCACCTTTGATCATTTCGAAATGCGCCTGCGGCAGGCAGGGCAGATCGACCAGTGAGATTTCGCTCGGCGCGGCGGTATAGCGCGTCAACCCATCCGCATCCATCCAGCGGCGCACGTAAGTGCCGCCTTGCGAGAAGCCGGTATAGACGCCCTCCTGGACTTTGCGCCATTCCTCATCATCGACAACCTTGGCGCAAATCTCGATCTGCTTCTCGTCATCGTTGAAGGTGAGCGCCGTCACTTTGCCGGCGGCGACGGCGCCATGCATGGCGCGCAGATTGCCGAGCGATTTGCCGCCGGAGGATTGCGCAATCTCGTCCGACCATTTTTCATAATGCGGCTTGGTCGATTCATAGTCGCAGATCTCGCCGCTGCGATCCGCGATCTCGGCTGTGGCCAGGCCATAGACGAGCCGCTGCATCGCATCGACTTTTGTGATGGGTATGAACATGCCGAAGTGAGACAT